CTCAACTGTTGCGCAGTTTCTATATATTTTCCACGTCCTCTAACTAAATTAGAGGATTTTTTTTATTTTTAAATATATTTATAATATATTTCATTTGAAAATTTGTTAATTTGAAAAAAATTGTGTATATTAGCACAAAATTATAGATAAAAATAATTTAGTTAAAAAATTTAAAAAAAAATGCAAGATTTAAATTCAGCTAACATTACGATGGAAGCTATGGACTGTGAGATTAACACAGTATCAACATCTTTTAAAAACAAGGAAAAAGTTTTTGATGAAAAAAACTATCTTAACATCCGTTTGTCTGATAATCAAACAACTAAAGAATTGAAATTCAGACTTCTCCCAATTGATGGTACATCTAATACACCATTCAAGAAAATCCATGTACATACAGTTAAGGTTCCCAAGGAGGTTTCTCCTAGTGGGTGGAAATCTTATATCTGTATAGAAAAAACAGAGGGCATTGATAGAAATATCTACGGTAGTAAGTGCCCATTCTGTGAGATGAATAGGGAGGCCTACAAGAAATTCTCTGAGGAGACAGAACCAGCAATCAAAGAGCGCTGGAAGAAGATTTCTTTGGAAAATATTCCTAAGGGGCATGTATTGTTCGTGGTATTGAACGTGGTGCTGAAGAGGATGGACCTAAGTTCTGGAAGTTTAATATCAGAAAGGATAAAACAGACCCAAAGGGACAAATTATGGAACTTTATAAGACACGTTTAGAGGAAAGTAGAGAAGAGGGTTTGGATGATGAGAATATCCTTGATATTAACACTGGTAAGGATTTAAAAATTACCATTTCACTCGCATCTGATAACAATCAGGGAGAGAATAGAACCTCAGTTAAGATTGTTGATTATGGTAAGAATAAACCCCTTTCAACAGATGTTAACCAAATGCTTGAGTGGGTTAATGATTCCAAGAAGTGGTCTGACGTATTTACCATCAAACCTTATGATTATTTAAGTGTTATTCTTGAAGGTGAAATCCCATTTTATGATAAGACATTAAATAAATGGGTTAAGAAAATGGACAAACTTAAGGAGCAAGAGAATCAGATTAATGATATTAATCAGAAGATTGCAGATGCTGAAGCTATGGCTATTATTAATGGCAATGTAGATGTAACAATGTCAGCTCCAGTAATGGATGCTACCAGTGATGAGTTACCATTTTAAATGTTAGCTAAAATTTACATTCAGGGGTAGTAAATTAATCTACCCCTTTTTAAGAAAGAATATATAAAAATGAGTAAAAGTAAACTTTATTATATATATGCACCAATGAATGCTGGTAAATCACTACATTTATTAGCTAAAGCACATAATTTTGAGGAACATAAAATCCCGTGTTTGTTAATGAAACCAGTGATTGACACAAGAGATGGCGAAAATGTTATTCATAGTAGAGCACTAGGTAGTAAAACATGTGTAGGTATAAAATCTAATGAAAATTTATTTGAAAAAATAAAAAATGAAATGATTAATAACCATACACCATATAAATGGATATTAATTGATGAATCTCAATTTTTAACTGAAAAACAAGTTAATGAAATTAGTAAAATTGTTGATGAATATGATATTAATGTCATTTGCTATGGTTTAAGAAGTGATTTTAGAACAAATTTATTCCCAGGCTCCAAAAGATTATTTGAAATAGCAGATACTATTGAGGAACTTAAATGTTCTTGCCCCTGTGGTAGTAAAGCAATATATAATGCTAGATTAGATAATAACGGTAACATAACCACAACAGGTAACCAAGTAGAAATTGGTGGAAACGATAAATACATTTCCCTTTGCAGAGATTGTTATAATAAAAAAATTAAAAATAATAATTAAACTATGTATGATATTAATTTATTAATAATGCTTCTTATTATTTCAGGTATAGGATTTATTTGGTTCCTATTATATGAAGCAAGACAAGATTTTAAAAATAAAAACAAGAATGTTGATGAATATAATATTCTATCTGAAATAAACGATGATGATATGAAGGATTCTGATGATGAAGATGTAGAATCTATGGAGAATAATATTGAGGAAACAATAATTGAAACCCCTCCAACACCAAAGAAAAAAAGAGTAAGAAAGAATCTTAAAAAGAAGAATAAGTAAATATGCTAGATAAAGATAAACTTTGGATTATATGTTATCTAAACATATCTAATATAGATGATTCAGATGTACCAAAATTTATTCAAGAAACAAAAGATAAATGTTTAACTTTTGATGAGTCCGTTAAAGTTATTATCGCCCCATCAAGAAATACAGAAACATATTTCGAATTCTATAATATGAGTAAAATAGAACCATCTACATTAGAAGAACTAAATGAAAAATTAAAGAATTTTAATTAAAAATAAATAAAATCAATTTAAAAGTAAAATTTAATATTATGGCTAATCAACCTTTAAAGAAAAAAGAAGTAAAGAATGTTGCCGACAAGATGGCTGCTTTAAAAGCATTTAAAGAAAAAAATAAGCTAACAACAGCAATAGAGAAGGAACCAATGTGGCTCATATTGCCTGAAGCATTGCAAAAAGTAACAAAAATTCCAGGTATTCCATTAGGATATTGTACCAGAGTAAGAGGAAAGAGTAATACTGGTAAGAGTACAATGAAGCTAGAAGTCATTAAAGCTGCTCAACGCCAGGGTGTTCTACCAGTTGTTTTTGAGTTAGAGAACAATTTTGCATGGAAACACGCTAAAGAGGTTGGTGTAGATATAGCTGAATATGTTGATGAGGAGACTGGTGAAATTATTTACGGTCCAGCAGATAATATGCTTTATTATGATACAGCTAAATTATATGAGCTATATGGGAAATTTGACCATGAACACGGTAAATGGTTAAGTAAATGCAATAGAGATACATATGTTATTGAAGACGTTGCCATGTGTATCAAAGATTTAATACGAGCACAGAAAAATGGTGAGATACCATTTGACATGATATTTGTTATTGATTCGATTGGTGTTGGTGATTGTTATAGGGCAGCAGTAAATAACTCATCAAACAATATGTGGTATGCAGGTGCGGTTTCAACATCATTTAATACAATAGTTAATGATTTAATTCCATCATCAAGAAATATAAATTCTGACTATATTAATACATTATTTTTTGTTCAGAAAACTTGGACCAAAACAACAGCTCTTGGACTTCCGAGTGCAGTTAGTAAGGGTGGTGAGTCACTGGATTGGTCTGTCAGAATATCATACTATTTAGGTGGGGTGGAGTCAGCTAGTGTAAAAAAATTAACTGCAACCTCTGGTGGAAGAGAGTATAAATATGGTTCTAAAACAAAAATTCAGGTGGAAAAAAATCATGTTTCAGATATTACGTATGAGGGTGAAATATGTTCTACAACACACGGTTTTTGGGACCCAGACAAGTTGGATGAATACAAGAAAACTTATGCTAAAGAAATAAAACAGAGACTTGCTGAAACTTATCATGTTGCTGTAGATGAATTGGGTGATATCACCTATGATGAGGTTGAAGAAGTAGAACAATAATAAATAATTTTGGCCACAGTAATACTGTGGCCATATTGTAATTTATATATGTATTGTGGATAAGTTTGAATTTATTGAAAAAGCGCACAAAGTGCACAATGGAAAATTTGATTATTCTCAAGTTGTTTTCTTAAAAGTTAGGGATAAAGTTGATATAATATGTAAAAAACATGGTGTATTTAAACAATCTGTATATGACCACTTGAAAGGACATGGTTGCCCAAAATGTGCCCATGAGAAACTTTCATACAGCACTGATGTTTTTATTGAAAAAGCTAAAAAAATACACGGAGAAAAATATGATTACACTAAAACAGAATTTAAAGGTTTTAAAAATAAAATACTTATAACATGCCCAGAACATGGAGATTTTTATCAAACACCCAGTTGTCATTTAAAAGGAAATGGTTGTTCAGAATGTGCTAGAGAAAAACTTCATAGACCTAGTAAAAGAAAGAAAAGTTTAGATACTTTTTTAAAAGAATGTAAAGAAGTACATAGTGATAAATATGATTATTCTAAAGTTGAATATGTTGATGATAAAACTAAAGTATGTATCATTTGTCCAGAGCATGGTGAGTTTTGGCAAAAGCCTAATAAACATTTAATGGGGCAAGGATGTAAGGCTTGTGGAAAAATAAGAACAATAAATGCTTCATTGAGACGTAATAGCAATTTTGTTGATAAAATAAAAGTAATTTTTGGTGATAAATATGATTATTCCAAAGTTGAATACAAAAAGGCTAAAATAAATGTGTGCTTAGTTTGTAAAAAACATGGTGATTTTTATGCTAGGCCAGATCATTTATTAAGTGGCCACGGCTGCCCGTTATGTAGAGAAAGTACTATGGAGAGAAGTGTAAGAGCAGTATTGACTGAAAACAATATTGAACACATACAAGAGTATCATAATGTTGAAATGTTAAATAAACAATCTTTAGATTTTTTTATACCATCTAAAAACATCGGTATTGAATGTCAAGGAGAACAACATTTTAAAGAAAATTTTTATAAAATTTTTAGTGAAAACAGTAGCTCTAACTTAGAATATGTACAACAATTAGATGAAAGAAAGAAAAAATTATGCAGGAAGAATAATGTACATTTGATTTATTATTTACCACCTGTATTCGCTGAGTATATGAGTGATGATGATATTTATTTTACTAATGTAAATGAATTAGTTGATTATATTAAAAATTATAAATTAAATGAATAGAGATGTTATTTTAGAAAATATTTTTGTATATTTGTAAAAATTATATTTAAAATGGGACAACCAGTAAGAAAAACTATACAAGAGGCACACAGTGATTTAATTAAATACGAAACATATTACACATTATTAGTTGATGGCAATTCTTTATTATTTAATTGTATGGCAGATACTAAGGTTAATAGTAAAGGAGAACATTACGGTGGAATTTTTCAATTTTTATTACAATTAAAAATGATAATGCAGAAAAGAACATTTAAATACATATATGTTTTTTTTGATAACGAGTATTCTGGGTGGTTAAGATGGAATTTATATAAACCATATAAAGAAAATAGAGATAAAAACTATCAATTTTATGGCCAATCAGATTATGCTAAAGCATATAATGAGCATTTAAAAAAAATGCAGAATCATATTTTCAACAAAAATAAAAAACAGAGTGAAAATATCAATTCTCGGAATAAAAGTGGGTGGGATGATTTCATAGATGCAAATTTTGATAGGGAAAGAGATATATTATGTCGTTATTTTAATGAATTATATATAAGATGGTATATAGATGAAATAGTTGAAGGAGATGATTTAATAGCGTATTATTGCCAAAATAAGGCACCTAATGAGAAAATATATATTATATCAAGTGATATGGATTTATCACAATTATTAAATGATGATATTGCTATATATAATCAACAGCTGAAAAAATTCATTAGTAATAAAAATTTTAATGAATATTTTGATGTAATTCCAGAAAATATTGTTATTAAAAAAATATTTTGTGGGGATAATAGTGATAACATCGGAAATATCAAGGGGTTATCAGAAAAAGGTTTAATGGAATTAGTACCTGAAATAAAAAATAAACCTCTAACTATTGAAGATGTTAAAAATAAAGCTAAATTATTAATAGATGAAAGAGTAAAAAACAAGAAAAAACCATTAAAAGTACACGAAAACATTATAAACGGTGTAAGTAACAAAGAATATGAAGGCGATTTTTATGAAATTAATGAAAAAATCATTAATTTGAAAAAACCGTTATTAACTGAAGAGTGTAAAAATGAAATGGATTCAATGATACACAATGTTCAAGACCCAGAGGGGAGAAGTTTTAAAAATTTATACCAATATATAATAGAAGATGATATTTTAGATTTTTTAGGTGATACTAAATTTGCTTCATTTTTTAGCCCATTTAAAGTTTATTGTGAAAACGAGATAGATGAGTACAAAAAATACATGTCAAAGTTTTCAAATTAAGAAAAAAAATGTATATTTGCAACGTTATTTAACAAGATATAGAAATTTATTGTTTAACTTTTAAAAAAATTAAAAATGATTAATGAAATTAATGAGGGTGTAATGCCCGTTGCACAAGATGTGCGTAAGGA